CTGCTGTTTCATCGGTACCACGGCCTGAGGGGTCAACACTGCAGATAGTTTCAGTGTAAGGTAGCCACTCACCTTGCATAACCATTGGTGAATAGAAGTAATCACCAGGTAGACCAACTGTTGGTAGGTCTTTAATAACATTGCTAGGATCAGAACACCAGACTACAGCATCAGGGCATTCAGTAGGATTAACTGCTGTGACAATCAGGTCTTGCATCTTAAGTGGGAACTTCTCAGCATCACTCAAGCTAGTGTCTAGCATGAACTGAAGCATGAAGTTACTACGACCCATAGATGCTTCACGTTCTACTAGATCATCATTGGAGAAGCGATCAGGGTCTGTTACTGCCCAAGGTTCAACACCAGATTCAATGTCCTCCTGTACTTGAGGTGCAAGGAGTCCTTCGTAATTAGATAGCTTACGTGGGTAACGTGCTGGCCAAACAAATGGTTTGTAGTTGCGTTCTGCTAGCTTGCGATAGATTGTGAAGGTTGTTTGCGGTGTACCAAGGTACATGATTCGAGAGTCTTTCTTTGGTGTTAGAATAGACTCGGCTTCCGTACACAATTGTAGAAGCTTCTCTCGCATCATCTCAGTCATCGAGTTGCCAGGAACCTCGATGTCGTCTAGAATCATTAGGTCAGCACGGCTACCAGTTAACTGCCCGGTAATCCCGACGGACTTCACAGAAGGTGCTTGGTGTGGACTACAGGCAACATCAAAGCTAATTCGTGACCACCGGGCATCATCACTCTTTGGTCTCAAATGTGATAGCCAGGGTGTCTCGATAATCAGCTTCTGAAGAAAGATTGACATGTTATCTGCACGTTCCTTCGATGCCGAGATAATCATGATCTTCTTCTCTGGATTATTGAAAAGTGTCCAAAGAACAAAGGCACCAGTAATCCAGCTCTTACCTACACCACGAAAGGCTTGGATCTGTAGTCGTTTAGGTCCGTGTTGGAGGTAGTCAGCAATGGCGTATTGAGCACGTGTTGGGGATGGTAGGTCTAATTGTGACCATAACGCTTGAAGAAAGATCTTAAAATCGCCTTTAAGGGCGTCTAAAACATTCATAAGTACATTCTATCGTGTAAGAAGGGAGAGGCACCTTGTAGGGGCTTGTAGATACCTCTCCGTGCGTTTAATTGAAGTATGGAACCTTACCAAGCCGCACTTGACCACCAATAAACTTCAATTCATTGGTTATAGAGTATCCAACTGGGTTAAGAATACGTTCAATTTCTTGTACCTTTTTAGCTGCAGCAGGGGCTACTTGCATAGCTTTCTCTACAGCACCAGATTGTACCGCTGCTGCACCAAGCCCACTGACAGCAGATACTGCTCCAAGTGCTGGTGAAACTGGTGTAGGTACCATAGCAGCTAGACCAGTAGCACCAGATAACGCTTGAAGACCACTGCCAAACTGCTGCATAGGGGTTTGACCCTCTTGCATATAACCTTGTACACCAGCTTGTACGTCTCCAACATCAAAAATAGCGCCAGCCGCTGGTATTGCACCCAAGAATGCACCAAGTTTGGCACCACCACCAGAAAAATCAAACCTTTTTAAAGGTTCAACCAGTTTAGAAATTGGCTGTTCTAGTAAAGTATCGACTTTTTTAAAACTATCTTCAATGCTAGAGCCAATTGGAATATCAATACCAGGTTGAACGCTTGTTGGTTGGAATTTATTGTGGATAGATGATGGGATAATGCGAACATCACCCGACACATCATCAATATCAACAACGACTTTATCACCAAATTTGCTAGCAGCTTTAGCTTCAATAGTATCTTTCCAAACTTTGAACTCTGGATCTGAGATACTCATGAATTCATTGGAACCACCAGATGCTAAACGTACATCATGTTCAGCAATGGCTGGCTTACCACCAGATACAAACTGAGCTTCGGTGCTTTCACTTTGAGCTTTAGCTTGTTTTTTAAGTTCAGTTAAATAGCGAGCTTCTTCTTCAGTTTTAACTTTTTCAGCAGCACTACGTTTAGATTGGTATCCGCTATAACTTTTAATATCAGCTAAGCTTAAACGGCCACCTTCTTTGACTCTAACTTTAGAAGTGCCACCTTTAGAGTTTTTAAAAAACCCAACCTTTTCAGTAAAACCACTTAAAGAGTTATTTTTCTTTTTATAGTTGGCAGCTGCTTTTAAGTACTCCTCTTGTGTACCTTCAAAGTATTTCATTGTATATGTTGTAAAATAAGACGTTCTCTAGGTGTTATCCCAAAGGTATTACGCATCCATGTTAGCCAGTTATTGCTGCCTTTTGCCTGATTACACTCCCAACATGAGGGTACAAGATTTGATGTAAGGTGTCTCCTCCAGAACAGCGAGGACGAACGTGATCAAGAGTAAGTTCATGTAATTCATAATGATTTCCACAGTAGACACATTGACAGTTGAAGTGTTCTTTAATGGCACGCCTCCAAAGGCGCTTTGCTTCGGGACTTGTCATCGTTATTAGGTTGTGGAGGTAGTGATCAGGGGACGGCAGCAGGGGTGTCATTTCCTAGACCGGTTTCTAGCTCGATTAGTGGATGCCTTTTCAAGAACGGTTGAACCATCTTTTTTGTGTGATACATCTTTACCGTCACCATTACCATAGGTGCCGCGTTTGTGATTTTCACGATTGAGTTCAACACGTTTCTCGATTTGTAGGGATTGTCGATTGTAACGGGCTTGTTGCTTCAGTCTTTTTTGACGAGCCTCAGGATTCTTTTTGTAGTATTCAGACGTACGACTTGCCATAGAGCCTCTTCTGTACAAGTTCAGGATCTACCTTAGGTAGGACAGTAGCAAGTTTGTCCAATGGGTTGCCATCATAAGCAACACCACTGATGTCGTTTTTAGATAGCCAGTCACAAGCGGCTTTAAGTTCTTGTGCAGTAGCTTCACCGGATTTAATGCGTTTGAGGAATTCAGTAGTAACAAGGTTATGAAGCTCGTTAAACATATCCTCAGTTGCTTTCTTGTTAGCCATTTCTCAGTACGATTTGATCTAGTTTATTCTCAATGCGGATCATGTGATCCTCCATTTTCTGGAGTGCATTGGCTAACTCTTGGCGTGGTACATACTTTTCAGCAAGGCGTAATTCAATGCCATCAATACGTTTATCCATCTGATCCATACGTGAATTGGATCGACTATTGATTGCTGCAATACCACCACCAACTCCAATCACAAGAGAAGCAGCACCTGTAATAACAGCTTCAATCATTACATGTACCCCATGTAAACTTGAACACCATCTGCAGAGATAGCAGTAGCATCTAGTAAGGAGTCACCATCAGTAATAGAGTATGCAATACCGTTGACAAAAGTAATACCACTGGTAAAGTTAAGCTCTTTGGATGAATTAGACGGTACATGAATAATGATTATAGGTACACTTGTACCAACAGTGGGTGCTACACTAAGATCATACATCCGAAAAGCAATGGAACTACCACTACCACCACCAGAGTGTGTATTATGGATAATTAAATTGAAGACAGCACCTGGACTATTCTTAACAAGCGTTGGATTGGTAGTAGCAGCAGAACTAAGTGTGTGTACCTTGGTAGCGACAGGCAGTTGCCTTTCATATCTACCAGGTGTAATGTTATGAGTAGTACTAGACATTCTCCTTCATAATGCGGATTAATTTTTCAGAGTACTGAGGATCAGTTGCATAACCTTCAGTTACCAAAAGGCGAGCGCATTCTTCAGGAGAATTTGCACGATTGACGCCTTTAAATCGTTTGTAATCTCGGTACCAACGATCTACAAGGTAGGAGACACAAGTCTGTAGATCCGGGAAATCAATGAAGCCAGCTTTAATTGTGACCCATTGACCGTTGATAAACTCTTTGGTTTCACGTTCAGAGCCTTCACCCTTTAAACCAAAGTAATTATTTTTACCAGAAGTATGTTTACCGTATCCACTTTCTAATGCCCATTGAGCAGCGACAACCTCAGGGAACTTAGCACCAGCTACTTTTGCAGCAGTTTTA